TGAAATAATTTCTGTGTGTAAAACAAAAGCACATTTTTCTGCTTTTTCTTTCGGTAAACGATCCAAAAAGTATCTAAACGCAAGCATAGTATCCGGGATTTGTTTTCTACGAATATTTCTTGAGTTAAAAAACAATACAAAATTCTTTTGCTCTCCTCCAAACATAGTGTTTTTGGTTTGTTCTAGTTCGGTTTCTGAGAGGGGTTTAAAAATATTTTCGTTTAGTCCGTGTGGAACATATTCTATAATTTTATTTTTTGCTTTCTCACCCAACACTAACTCATTTATGAGTTTTGTTTGTTTTGAAATCCCCAACAGTAAATCACAACTTTCATAAAACCCTTTGTTGTACAATGGTGTTGGATAATCATCCCAGATGTTCAAATAAATGATAGGACAATGTTTTCTAATTTCATTTTCCATGGTAAACAACCACTCAAAATAACGGGGGTCAGTTATTAGCATGATTGCATCTGGTTTTTCCGTTTTTAGCATTTGGCGAATCAAATCCGGATTACCATACCCATCCACCGGATATAGGGTAACGGATGAATCTGTTAAACCTGTGTTTGTGTTTGTGTCTTGTGATAGATCAAAGCGTTTACCCTTATCTGGGTGTTGAATAGCTCCTCCAATATTTACCCAATTGAAGTGTTGGGCTGTGTTAATTACTAATTCGCGTGCAACTGTTGCTACACCCGAGTGTACTCTAATATCATCACATATTAGAAGGATTTTTTTACGCTCATTTTGGGGTAAATAACCGAATTTTTCTTTCATATAACTTTATTTTTTTGTAATATAGTAACCTATTGTTCGTCTTCCAAGGATAAGTCACTGTGGTTGTGAATTTTTTTTCTAAAATCCTCGTCCGTTAAATACAAATGGATTGCTCGCTCTGATAATTTTTGAAACGAAAATTTGTGTTTTATACATTCTACTCTAAATTGCTCAAACAAGTCTTTGTCTAGTTTGACGCTTGTTAATTGTTGGTTTTTTTCACTCATATACGTTAATTTAATATTGTCGTATATACGTATGTAGGGATTAGTGGTAAGTAGCAGAGCAAAGATGAGTTTTGTGAAAAGGGCAATACTTACAATTGTTGTTTAATTTTGGTTTGTGTTCTACCTTTTTAAATCCTTTTAAATCAAATACTTCGTTTATGAAATTGTTTAATGATTCTGTTGCTCTTTTAAGTTTAATTTTACCTGCTGTCGGTTTGAATGTTTGGATTCTTCTAATAACGTAATCTTCACTTTCGTACAATTTTCTTTTTACTATAAAGAACTCTACATCAATGTTTTCTTCGGGGAAATTAAAATGCTCGGAGAAGAATTTTTTATAGATTATAAGTTGATATTGTTTATTTTCGTCTTTTTTCTGCTTATTTGTCCATCCACTAGTGGATGTTTTTAAATCTATAATTTTAATTCTGTTTGTTGGTTCATGATACATTACTATATCTAGAAAACCTTGATATACTATGTTTGGAAATTTTGGGTTGGGAGATAGTACAATAGGAACTTCACATCCTATCAAATGCCATCCACGTTTAGAAAAATGTTTACCTCTATTTTTTGCAAAGTCTCGAATAATTTCTACCCCATCTTCATAGAATTCTCTAAGTTCTTCGGGGGTGGAAAAATGTTGTTTGTTGTTTGCTTTATATTGTTTGGTATATTCTTCACGTAAAACATCCTCAAACATTTCGGATGTGTTTATTTTATCTGCTTCTGCTCCACTTTGCTCATACATTACTGTTAGGTAATGTTGGATTACCTCATGTAATGCTGTTCCAAAAACTGTATGAATGGTGGAGGTAAATTGTTTGAATCCTTCAATATATTGTAGGGAGTATTTTTTAGGGCATTCATTGTACATTGAAAGTTGAGAGTACGAAATAGACTTTTCAGATGCCCAATCTATGTCTCGTTTGATTTTTTCTCTAACGTCTTTTACAATTTGGGGGATAACTTTCTTTTTGGCCATAAGAGTAATATACGAAAACTTTTTGGGACTTCCAAGGAAAAAGAAACCCCCACGATAGCGAGCGTTGGGGGTTTCGCCGTTACAGTTTTGTAACGGTCCTAAATGTTATTTATATTGTTCTAGTAATTGTTGGTTACGAGCAATTCGATTAAGGTGTTTTACTAGATTTGCTCTATTACGTTTAGGTTTACCTTCTTTTCTTGCTTTGGCCATTTTATTTTACTATACCAGCTAAACGCTGCATTTTTAATCGTTCTGTGATTTCTGTTCCATCACCCACAAGTGCTTCATAGTCTATCATACCTAGTGTTCCTGCAAAACGAGATAAATCAATTGCGTTTTCTGCTACTTTATGTAGGTCTACATCTCCACTAGCATCCTCTCTAGCGTATTCTAGAAGGCGGATGAATAGAGGAACGTCTAGTTTGATTGTGTCTTGTGGGTTCATGGTTTTTTAGTTGTTTGGTTCTTCAACTTCTTTATCTTCTTATAAAGTATTCATAAATGCTCTAGCTTCATCTTCGTCTGTAAATACTTTTTCTTTAGTACCATTCATTCCTCTCCATGAAACAATCCAAAAACGACCTTCTTGTTCAAGAGAAGCAATTTCATTATGGCCTAGATTACCTTCTTCAACTTCTGCTTCTTTTAATGAAGTACCTTTTGTAAAGTGCTCAAATGCAAGTTCGTAATCTGTTTTTTCACGATCGGAAATATTTCCAACCATTCCCATACCAACGAAATTTTCGTTGAGTGTTTCTTTGGATTCTTTAAATCTATCTAAATACCCAGGAGATACATCTTTTTCTCCAACATTATATGCTTTTCCTTTCATTACTACACCTAAGACTTTCATCATCCCGTTTACAGCATCTTCTAATGTTTCTTCTTCAGGTATTTTAACTCCATCTATTTCTAAATCACTTAAATTTATTTCGTTTTTAAGGAAAGTTTTAAGTTTATTAGCTAGTTGATCAAAAAATACAGAGCTTGATTCTGTATCAAAATCATCATATTCATTTAATTTTGCTTTGTATTCACTTTCTGTGATGATGCCTGAAAGCATTTGCATGCGTAGTTGTTCGTTTGTCATTTTGAATATTTTATTATAAATATTAGAGTCCTTTTGTCTCTACGATTTTCCATATAAAACCACCAGCTGTTTTATATTTTCCTTTTAAACACATTCTAATCCCTTCATGAAGGGATTTACTCCCATTAGATGCTTCCATAATAGTGGGGTATTCTTTAATAAAATTACCTTGAAGATCATATTGTGCTACAGGGATATTTGTTGATCGAGTGTGTGGTTTTTTAGGGATACCTTTAAGATTCCATTCTATTTTTCTACCTTTTAATTTTTCACTAGCTTTTTTATTTCTTTCATCCCAATTTTTAATTTTACCTTTAGAGGATTGGCTCATTTTGTCTTTGGATTCTTGAGAGTACTTTTTTCCAGTCATATGTTGTTTTATCTTTTCTTTAGATTCAAAAGTATGTTTTGTTTTTCCAATAGTAGATTGTTTTATCTTTTCTTTTGTTTGAGGATCCATAGAACCTCGTATAACACCTTTTACTCCACTTTCACCTCCTGTGGATTTATTTACTAAAATTCCCTCAGGTTCATATCCTATTCGACCATATTCAGCTATAAGTTGTTTCTCAATAGAACATGCTTCTTGTTTAGATAAATTTTCTTTATATATTTCTACTATAGGATTACCATATTTTAAAATCATATTTTTGTAATGACTATTTCTCCCCTTTTTAAAATCCCAAGCTCTATCATCATGACCTATTCCTACATAAAATATGCAATTAGTAGATGGGTTGATATGAAGGTAAACATACATATTGGAGTGTTTCGTCCATTATAAATATGTTACTTTTTTACTTTTTCACCTCTTTCTTCAAGAATTTTTTTAGCTTTTTGCAAATATAGGATAGCATCCATATGTTCTTCTAAAGCATGGTTAATATAATCTATTAATTCTAAATCTTCACGATCTAAATCTACTCCATATTTTGTTTTACCAAATGATGCTCTTTCTACAAATTGGTCAATTATAGAGTCTACAACTGAATCTGTAACCTTAATTTCTCTGTTCATTATTTTAATAGTTTATCTACTTCTTTGTCTGTTACTCCCATATCGTATAGCACTCTTCTGGCTCCGGTTTCGCGGAGTATATCAAGGTATTCCTCTGCTTCACCTAAACTACACTGGTAGTATTGGGCTATGTAATCTATAACTTCTGTGTTTTTCTTGCGTTTGGTTACTTTGAGGTACTTGAAGAATGTTTTTTGTTTTGGGATCATCTCTCTATAAATTTGATATATTTGTTGTTTGTTATCGTATGGGATTGTTTGGATATAGTTTACAAGTTCAATGTAGCGTATATCCATCGATACGTATCTGTTGATCATGTAAGAGTTCCAAGAATCCCACGATTCCGGTGAAATATCTTCTATAGATGATTTATAGAGGGTGATCTCGTTTAACCACCCCCATAAATCTTTTATGTGTTTTTGTTTACTCACAATGAGATATCTTTGTATTCTTCTCTAATTTCAGGAGGTAGTGAGTCAGTTAGGATTTTCTTTGTTTCCAAATCGTAAAATACAGGGATAGGAATAAGGGCATCCTCGTCTGCTCCTATTAGAAATTTAGAGATTTTTCGGATAATGACTGCTTGTCCGAAAAGTTTACCACCGTTGAATCCTTCAACAGGAGTGGTTTGTTTAAAATCGATGTTTGGTGCTTGTGCTTGCATTTTTATTTATGGTTTATTGGTTTTCTCTTTTTTATATTCTATAAAATCATGTATGAATCCTGCTGCCACTATCAGGTTCATTCCAACAGAAGCTAGTATTTCATAAATATCTTCATACACATTTGTACTTAAGTGTATATGTCCTACCATCCAGAAAGGTACGGCTAAATTTCCAGATACCCACGAAAGAGTATATTTTAGGAAATGTTTCACAGTAATTGAGGTTTTTTGGCCTCTATGATTTTAGCTATACAAGTAGCTATATTAATTTCTTTATCGATTCTGAAATTTACTTGGTATAGGTGCTCGTTTAATATGATTGCTATCATACCTTCCTTTCCAGGTGCATATTTGGAGCTATATTCAAACAAAGAGCGGTATAGTTCTTCAAAGTCTTTTACTCCACTATCTGCTATAGTTTGTCTAATGACTTTCCAATCTGGTTTTGTTTGGGATAGCTCTTTTAAAACAGATTTGATATAGTTATTTGCAACTAGAACTGTTTTATCCAATTGAACACAATCATCTTTTACAGACATTTGTAAAACGTTTAACATTTTACGCATGTCAGGATAGTATTGTACAATTAATGTTTTAAGATCCTCCGGTGTGTAAGATAAACTTAATTGATCCGCTAGTA